GAATAGAAAGGATTGGTTTTTTTCAATTCTGTGTCACCTCTATAAAGAAGATCAGTTATTCCTGGCGCCAATACTTTTTGCTTAACTTCCCGTCTCTCTTGTCTCATTAGATCCTCTAAGATCTTTTTCTGTTGATAAGGATGCATTCCTTCTGGTTGAACTCCTGTTCCAGTATTGAATTCACCTTCTCTAGGTCCAACAATAGAACTTAGAGTTTTCATAATCTGAGTGAACATGTTAACGTTCTCAGCAGATTTTCCTTCTTGTGTTGCTTGAGCAATATCTCCAACAGTTGTTGGGTTAAGTCCAAGTTTACGGCCAGCGAGTTCCATTGTTATACAGGAGGTAATGGGGCGTTGTTTCCATCGTCATCTCTGAATTTAGGTATAGCGACTCCTGCTCCAAGTAAAGCTCCAATCAACGCGGCTCCTGCTCTTCTCTTGTTAGCTCTATTTAATACACCTTGATTAGCCGTTACATAGTCGTCAACAGAATAAGCATTAGGTAAACCAGCAGCTGCTCTCTTAACTCTGTTAGGTGAAACTCCAGGATTATCAGGATTAGGAATACTATCTATATCAACAGGCCTTCTAACTTCATAACCAAAACCTTGTGGATCTAAATCAACACCATACTTGCCATGTGTAAATGGCCCTGCATCACTGTAAGTTCTTTTTTTATGAGTAGTACCATCTGGATTTTTTTTCCATGTATCTGCCCACTCATTTAAAAACTGTTCTCTTAATACTGGGTCAGCTAATGTATATGCTCCTTGTCCTAATCCCGCGCCAGCCGCAGGCAGCATGGCAATTAAATAATTTAAAGGAATTTCACCGGAGTTCCATGCCTTAGAATCACCCATGAACCAATCGGCTACACCGACAGCACTAGTACCTGCTCCTGTTAGGGAAGTAGCCGCTAATAAAGCCAGCAACTGGGGATCCATCCCAGCATGTCTTTTTATTGTTGCCGACATCTATAAATAGGAACTAAGACTCATTACCTATTCTATATAGTAATAAGTCCTAGGATCCTGATTACGACTAGAAGCTGTACTTAACTCCTACCTTTCCACCTGTACCGAAATCTTCTTCCTCTTCACCTGTAAGGAAAGAAACTTCACCGTAAAGATCAGTAGATTCAGTGATAGCAACACTTCCGCCAGCTTTACCTGAAAAACGAGTCTCAGTATCAGCATCTTTAACAGCTACGAATGCTGGTCCACCTTGTACGTAGTAAGAAACCTTGCCAGTATCATTAGCACCTGCGTAACCAATATGAACGTCGGTAGTAGCGTTTGTATACTTCTTATCTGCCCAACTAGCGTTGGTCTCAACATTAAGATAGGGAGCAGCGAATGTAGCTGGGGCTAGCACTAAAGAGAGTGCAGAAACAGCGTATGCAGTCTTTAACATAGAACTGATTATTTTAGATAACAGTTCTCATCTTATACACAATTTGTAACAATTTTATTAGGTTTGTGACAGTTCTTTTTCCAATATGGGCTTTAACTCTGATATTAAAGGATAGTGCCTGAGTAATGTTTTAGCTTCCCGACGAACTTCTCTGGGAATACGTGGGGTTTCCTTTACATTTGTTAGACGTAAAAGAAAATCTCTTGTTGCTATGACAGCAGTTACTTTTTGCTGTGGTGTGCTAATCGGATGTCTTAGTTTCATTATTAGTTTGTATAGGATCGAAATCAAGACGTACAGGATTTGCTGCATCATATGCATGAATTTGACCCCGATGCTTTTCGTCATGCCATAACTCCACTTGACGATCAATTTCTCTTTTGCCTAAATGCTTAGCATGTAGTTCAGCTAATCCTGTATAAGTATTTCGGAGAGGTAGTGGTGCATCATCTCTGTGATATAGATCATACAGATAGCTCATATAGTCAGATCTATTCTGATTGTTTCTTACCCTTTGCAAAGGGGTCATCGTGTCTTCCATAGTGCTCCTAATGTTTTTAGACAATAGCTATGCTACTTCGACAAATCAAGTGCCTGTGAATCTGCTACACCATAAGGAGGTATGGGAACAATATTAAAAGCTAAGGAATACCTAGGTTTATCACCTTTCTGCCTGCCAATTTTATGATTTAAATAACTTGGAAAAAGAATTAATTTTTGGTGTTCCGGAGGAATAACCCATTGTTCAGCAAGAGTTATAGGACTATCTTCCAAATCATTTTGTCTTCGAAGTTGATAGCTGCCATGATATTGCAATGGTGTCATAATTTCTAAAGGAGCCACTCCTTCTTCTTCGTAATCATCGAAATAAAAAATACCACTATAAAAACAATTGCGATGATTATGAACTTGACCATCTAATCCTTTTTCAGTGACATTAATCCAAGAAGTAGAGATAGCCCATTCGTTGGTATATTTCAATAAGTCGTAATTAAGCCTATTAAAAATTTCAAGTAAAGCTTTTTTAGTTTCTGGTATTTTGTCTAATACTTGAAAATCTGGTTGACTCGTATCTATCACCCCAACATCTTCTCCCGAGTATTGAGCAGCTTTCACGAAGCCACTCTTTATATCCTTTAACGGTTTAGCATCAATATGCTCTGCTTTTAAATAAAAAACATTGGATGCAAATAATGGTAAATATCCTACGTTCATGATGCTGATGCTACTCCCCAGCTACCATCTTTTTTAGCTTGTTCACTAAGCTCTCGTTGTTTTTTCATTTTAGAATATTTATCAGGATTTATTCCTCCTCCCCAAATTACTAAAGAGTACCTTGTGCCTGATCTTACATGGGATACTTTATGGGGATATAAGGAAGGAAAGACAATTAAATCACCTTGTTTAAATTTCCTAGTTGGAGCCGGATGAGGAAAGAATTTTAAAAAGCCACCTTCGAAATCTTCGTCATGTTCAGAGAGTAGCATCGTTGCAGAAACGTCTCTAAAGGAAGCAGGTGTGTCTAATTCTGATGCTGCATCCATGTGCCATTGATAAAAATCTCCTTTTTCATATTTAGTAAATTGAACTTGTTCTAAGTAATCAATAGGAGTTTTAAATACTTCATTTGCAGCTTTTAAATAGGCTTGAACAACAAATCGAAAAGCAATTCTTAAATCACCATTTTCTTTCTTCTCTAATTCTTGAGGATCGATCCAAGTATTTTTCGACCTACGCTTTGTTTGTACTAGCTCTGAGCCAGTATTCACCCTTGACTGTTGGCACTTCTCATCGCCATAGTCAATCAACACTTGACAACCTTTTTTCGTTAATACTTCTGGTACGACCCAATAATCTCCTAACATTACCTTGCTAAATGTCCATGATTATGCATTAATCTAAGTCGTGCATTGTCAGTTATCAAGTTAAAACTATAAATCATTCGGTCTTCCCCTGAATTATTAGGTAAAGTCGAATGAGGTAGCCATGAAGGAAACAAAACCATCAGTCCAGTTTTAGTCTGAAATGTCATATTAGTAGTCGGTCCGGGAAAAATTCTTGATCCTGGTCCCCAAATATTCATGGTTTTAGTTACCCAAGCTGGATCTCTAAAAGTAAGCATTCCAGAATCCTTACCTCCTTGGGCTTTTAAATAATACACTCCACTCATTTCAAAACAAGAATGAATATGCTCAGGAACATAAGCTTGATCTGGATATAACGTTACCCAACTATTGGCAATCGTGAAACCTTTTAGCAATTTCTCTGGAATCGTATCAGATAGCATCCGTACAGCCATGCCTAATACATAACCATTTAACTTGTCCCACTCAGGATCTGCAGCTAAATTACCATTAAAATAACTAGTACTTCCTCTAGTATCTTTAACTTTTTTATCATCAGTTGCTTGACCTTCTAGCCAACCTTCTGAGACAGTGCCTACTTTATCTAAGCTATTGAGTAAGTCGTATCCTTTTTGACAATATTCATCAGTGACTTCTATATGGTTAGAGTCTTCTCCTAAATAAATAGGTGTTGCAAAAAGATCAGTACGAAATTCGCCAATCCTAGCAGTATCATATTCTCTTGGAGAACTGAAGTCTTCAAGAATAATTGGGTTTTTCCCTACATGCTTATACTTGTCTATTTTTTCTGCCATATCTCGTATAAAGCTACGAATATCGTAGCTCTAAATCCTATTTATGCAGGTGAAAAACAGGATTAACCTTTAAATTCAGTAGCGTATTTTTCACCGTCTTCTGGAACACTTGCTGTTTCTTTTGAAACATCCCATACGAGATCACCAAAAGTCTCAGTAGCTGCGTTGTAAGACGCTCCTTCTACGACAGAATCGCCACAGGCAACGTAACTAGCATCAGGAGCAACTGCTGCACCGATAATACTAATTACGCCCTTCTCAGTTCCTCCGCCTAATTTTGGAAGATCTCCAATTTTTGCCCAAGGTGCCATGTTTCTGTTTGATTAATTTACTTTTATTCTATTACCATTCGATGAGAACGTAACCTGGGCCACCCGCACCAGAGAGTCCTTCACCACTAGGCTCATAATGACCATGGCAACCGCCACCGCCAGCACCGATTCCACCGGCTCCACCCATAGCTCCTTGGCGACTACAACCACCGCCTCCTCCACCTAGAGCTCCACCGTGTCCTCCGTTACCGTTGAGTCTATAGTTGTTAGCACTGATCTTGTTGTCATTAGCATACCAAGCTAGATCAGTCACACTAAATGTGTTGTAGCTAGTCCAGTTATTGTAATCGTTTTGGTTGTTGTTTTCAGTAACACCAGCACCACCACCACCGGCACCAGCACCACCTTGACCACCAGAATGACACTGATCACCAAAGTTATTGTCAGATCTAGGAGCTCCTGCTCCACCACCTCCGAACAATCTTCCTAATACTCCGTTAAAGCACTTAGCATCTGGGTAGCTAGTAGCACCACCACTAGAGGAAGACCCAGTGAAACCTTGCTCGTATTGGTTGCCACCACCGCCACCGCCACCGCCGGAACTGTAGTCATTGTAAGCCTTTGCATATCCATCGCCATAGCGACTTCCACTGCCTTCATAGAACCAATCAGTACTGTTATAGCCGTTATACATCGGCGTACCGCCTTGACCTGTCACGTTCTTAAAGCCTTGCCCTGAGTAGCCACCGCCACCATCAGCACTTACAAAGGAAGCACCATCACCACCTTTAGAGTTGTGACTAGATTGTGGGCCATTAGGAGTCCAGTCTGTACCTTGTCCATTTGCTCCACCACCACCGGCTGACCAAAAATCCGTATTACTAGGGCTGTTATTACCACTAACGTCTCCACCTCTTCCTCCTATGCCGCCACCGCCAGCACCACCAAAGGAATATCCACCATTGTCTCCGTTACCTCCTCTGTAACCATTGCCCTTATAGCTACCACATGATCCACCGCCACCTGATGGGTAGCCTTCTGGACCCCATCCGAAACCGTTAGGAGAACCATATCCACCACGACCACCGGTATATGCCAAGTTGGTACCTGATACTAAATCAGAACCACTAACAGTTCCAGCCCCTGGGGGATCAACGCTGGTTTGATGATATCCTCTACCTCCTCCTCCAGCTTGCACGTTTATATGACCAGATCCACCAGTCACAGCTTGGACGTAAGTTTCTTGTCCATTACCACCCCAACCTTGGGTTCTAAATTTACCCCAACCACCACGTCCTACGAAGATCGTTAGGTTCTCTCCTGCAGTAACGTTATATTCTCCACTAGCAAAACCACCCCCTGAGCCACCAGAATCACCATAATAATGAGAACGATAGTGACCACCGCCACCTCCTCCTCCTAGGCATGTGATCCTAACTTTAGAAACACCAGTAGGTACAGTCCAAGTGAATGTAGAGTTGTCTACTGCTCTTCTGTTTTGAGCACCAGTACCTGTTCCTCCTGAGGTATTTCCAGCATCTCTTGTGGATTGAGGAGTAGCAAAGTTAAAGGTATCACTTTGTCCACCGGCGTAATAACCATACCAATCTTGGTAATTCTTAAATTCTCGGTTATCAACGGCATCCTCTGAACCGCCAGCACCAATCAGTGTAGATAATAAGACAGTCATTAAGCGATCCTCCAGCCTTGTGTTGAGTCTTTGTAAACTAGGGTCCAACCCACGTTCTTTAAGTTACATTCTAGATCGTCTTCAGCGCCGCAAATCTTTTGACTGTTGCGAGCAATTGTGACGTTATTTGTGCCTAAGCTACCTGCGCCATCAGCAAAATCAACGTAGTCGTCTTCTTGAGGAGAAGCAGGTAATGTAACAGTAAACCCTCCCCCAGAAGAATCTAAGAGCAGAGCATCGCCTGAGACAGCTGTGTAAGCACTGGTCTTGGTTTCCCAATCCCTTTTTGCGTCAGGTACTGCACCTGAGAAAGAAAGTTTACGTCCCATAATTACCTCTTATGATTCGAGGCCGTAGGCCACAAATGAGACGTTTCCGCCACCACTGCCGACCCACATACGGCTACTTGCTTCTAGCGTGATTCCTGTTCTTTCTATTGCTGTATTTCCAACTAGTGGGTAATCATATTCCAGATAATAACCAGCACTAATCGTTCCAGAGGTTGCAGAATCTGAACCAGGAGCGACGCAAATACGAATTGTATCGTCAGTAGAGTTCTGATTACACGCTGACAAAATTACCGTAGTAGTAGCACTTGCGGTAAATAAAGGCGTTGTTGAGTAATCAAAGGATGAACTTCCACTAGCAGGTTTGTTGGTACCCTTAATTCCAGAGGCCATGTGTACTATTCAAAGTTTCGGGTAGGTAATACCCTGTCATTAACAAGTATAGAGTAGATAGGAATAACTAAGGACCAATTCCGAAGTCACCATTCTTTTCTACACGTATTCGTAGTTTAGCTCGTGCCTTCAACCGACGTCGTGTTGATTGCTTATTTTTTTCGTCTATAAAATTAGCAAGTGTTTCTTGCTTGGCTATTTTCTTCTGCAACCTTTTAAATAAAGGCATCAGTTCATGACGCCATAGAAGAACGAACGAAGAGTCACATCAGATGTGGCCTGCCATTGCCCTGCTATAAGAACCATCCAATTAGCTACTTCTGTTGCATCTGTTAGTGATGCGCCATTAGAAGTATGATCGTTGATATTGATATAGAGGTTTAAGTTTGGAGAACTACCAGTTGTTACTAGATCATTTTTAAAGTATTCACTTGCGTCAGCATAACCACCTCTATAGAAGGTTCCTGTTGTAAATCTCTCCCATTTGCTATTAGTAACAAAATCATCTAAGAAGCTAGAGCTAGAAGTGTTATCTATTAAACACTTGTATTGTTGTCCTTGATGGAATGCAACATCACCAACGTTATAAGTACTTCCTGCTCCCCATGTACCGACGAAGTTAACACCATCAACAAAGACGTCCCAATCAGCAGCGCTTGGTGGTTCTTGTCCTACGTTCGCTTGTTTAGCTCTCCACTGCGTACCACCATGTTTGATGATGTCATTTATCTTATAGTTGGTCGCAATATTCCATAAACCTAAATGCTTGTATCCTTGTAGATATTCGTCAAAATAGGTGTTATTAGGAGGCTCGTTACCTGTACTTGCTTGCTTACATCTGTACTGAATTCCATTAACGTTCAGAATATCGTTGATTTTGTATGGAGTCGCAGCGTTGTACGCACCTGTCCAGTTAAAACCTGAAGTAAATAGATCCCAATAAGTGCCGTTAGGAGGTTCTTGGTTTGTATTATCTGCCTTACATTTGTAAATAATTCCGTTTAATGTTGCTAAATCATTAACGTGATACGCAGTAGCGGAACTCCAATCTCCTGTATCATTGAAACCTTCTGCAAATACATTCCAATAAGTACCATTAGGAGGGTCTTGGTTGGTATGAGCAAGGATGCAAACATAGTTAACACCGTTTTGTATTGCTATATCGTTACGCTTATAAGCAGTTGCAGCGCTCCAATTACCGGTGTAATGGAAACCTTCTACCCAATCTTCCCAATATGTTGCATTAGGAGGTTCGTTGTTGGTTGTTGTCGCCTTGCACTTGTAAACAATACCATTTAATTTGACTAAATCACCTGCTACATATTGAGTTGCAGAATCCCAATTGCCTCTTAGAGTTAAACCCCTGCTCATTAAAGACCAGTAAGTTGTATTGTCTGGATTATTTCCAGAGGCAGTGGTAACGTTTATGTAGGCATAGGAGTTACCACCGTAGGTGACAACATCATTTAGCTCATAGCTAGTACCGTTGGCATAGTCACCACGAAAGAGAAATCGTAGTTTACCGAGATCAATAACAGTGCTCATACGATTTCAACCTGTAAGTGTCCTGTGTAATTTGTACTTGGTGCCGCCCAACTAAAGTTGAGAAGCTTGTTCGACCATACAACTGTTGTATAGTCATCATCACTAATTATATTATTAATATTATCCTTCATCTTCACAAAGGATCCGTCTTCATGACGTAGAACGTCTAAAGAACCTGTCAGACGATTAAACAAGAAACCATAAGCAATTTTGCCTGTGGGTTCTTTAAATTCGACGGTTGCGGGAGTCTCGACTTCTTTGACGAGGCTGATTGAATCAAGGCTCATTAGTTAACGTCCTCATAAATAGATAACCAACAGCTAAAGGTTGTAGTACTACTTCCATCTACTGTAGGAGCATTCGCCCATAGAGCATCTGCATTTGATGATGCATATTCTAAAACAACCTTTTGACCGCTATCGATCAATTGAATTGTTTCACCAGCTTTGACTGTTCTGTCTTTAGCTATGTAATGAGGTTCTGATGTACCTCCTTTTTTTAGCCAAACATCACATGGAAGGTCAAACTTACTTGTATTAGAAACGGATAATCCTACAATCACACTTGCCTTGTCAGTAGTACCAGGGTGTGTAAAAATATTTGTCGCTCCACTACTTGGATAAGTAGCCGAACCGAAAGGGAGATTAGCCTTCTTAAACGTTGCCATTAACCATACGCAAGGATGTCGTTAACAGATCCTCCTCCACCGCTTCCACCACCGCTACTCACGACAGTCCAAGCGTTAATGGATCCTGCTATATACATACTAAAGGCTCCCGATGTTGAGTTATACCACCAATCACCTTCAACCATTCCAGAGGTCGGTGCTGAAGCACTGCTAAAAGTTTTATGTCCAATCTCAGCCCAAGCACTACCTGTATAAAACTTGAGTCTGGTTGCTGTTGTGTCCCACCAATATTCTCCTGTTAAAGGGGATGAAGGAGCCGTCGCTGCAATAGTAACAGAATCTGCTGGTTCCCAAGATGTTGTTGCAGCAACATAAATTTTTAATTGCTTACTTGAAGAATCAAACCATAACAATCCATTAGTAGGAGTAGTAGGCGCAGTTGCAGCAATGACAACCGTTGATAATGATTCACTTGGTTCTGTCCAAGCAGAACCATCCCAAACTTTTAAAATATTAGAATTCTGATCCAGCCAAAGATCACCAACAGTAGGAGAAGAGGGTGCTGTGTTAGAAACAGTAACAGTTCCGACACCACTTAACCTGTCTCCAGCAGCTAACTCCTGAGGGTAGCCACCGACATAAACAATGGGTTTGCGATCTGCCATTAACTTAGAAGTACAGGAACGTCAGTATTCAGAGCCAAAGTGTTAGCATCTAATGCCTCACCTACTAACACTACATATTCTCCAGATGTCGATGGAGCCGTAGTTGACATAACACCGGAACCACTTAAAAAATATCTATCTCCAGGAGTTAAAGCTGCTCCACTCCAACCACTTAAATTAACTTTTCCAGCAAAGACTAATTTTGCGGCTTGACCACTAGCTACGTCAGTCTTGATAACACCTGCAACGGTAGCCTTGTCTCTCGTGTCGTCATGAATAGCTTTCAATAATTCCCCATTGCTATCAATATAAACAGCATCTCCTTTTGCTAAGACTTCTCCTGCTGTGAGTTCTATCTCAACAGCAGAACCTCCGCCCATGCCTCCGATTGCGGACTGCAAGGCAATTAATGCTTGGATAATTCCACCAGTATTGTTGTTATAACTGGTCACTGTACCTCCCGCTGCAAGTATGCAAGCATTGATAGCGGCGATAATGCCACTAGTATTTTCTGCGTAATACGCCATAGTTTGATTTTACTTGATAATGACTGGAGCATTGGCTGAACCACCTTTCACAGATTCAATCATGGGATAGTCAATACCTCCTGAATTCACCGTTGATTCAAATTGTTGAGTAGCACTATTAAAAATTCTCATTTGCTGAGAGCCTCTTTTCAGCCACCAATCGTTTTGCCGGCACCAGCTGATATCAGGTTCAGTAGGATCATTCCATAGCATAGGCAAGGATGAAGGTCTAATTCCTTCTCTGACATCACCCCCAGGAAATAAATTAATTCCAACAACTTCTGCTAAGGAAAGAATGTATCGGTCATAGTTAATTCGACTTCGTGCATTGTATTCAGAATAAACTTCGTCTCCAAAGTCACGTTCTAGTCTGTTGGTAAAAGTACTAAATTCATCTTCTGTATTACCTGTAAAAGGATAATCAGTAGGTTCGTACCAAGGAATTCCACACTCCCATCTCATGGCATGCATATGTTTACATTCTCTTCTCTCGTCAATACGTTGAGGTAGACTTCTCCATTGCCTGTAATAACCTGCACCTTCTTTCTCCCATTGAGAAAAAACAGTCCTACTAGCGTTAGGAAGAGGGAAGCTGTCCATTCCAGCAGACTCTTTTGGAAACTCTAAGTTTGCCAATGCACCTCCTAAATGATCAGGACAGCAACAAAACAATTTATGAGAAGAACAGAGATGTTTACCACCGTCTCCTCCACTTGTGTCCCATACAGGAGGTGACGCAGGATCGTAATCTACTTTTTTCCAATACAAAGTATTATTTCTCCGAGCACGAGTAAAAGCCTTAGATAAATCAAACGTCAAAGTTAACGCACCTGCATTAGCTTCTAAAAGAGTTAGGGCAATACTGCCTTCCGGTTTCTCGATAACATCATCAGGGTAATTAGGACCTATGGCTGTATCTTCGAATTGATCTCCTATGAAAACATTAAAGATACCAACTTGTGATGCAGTTAAGACTCCGCTAACGTCATAAACTAATCGATGGTTTGCAGGGTCAGGATCAGAAGTAAACGTACTAATTGCTGCTGCATTAAGAGGTTGAGGCAATATTATGCTTCCCCTTGTTCTTAACCCTACATACCACGCCCTTTCAGGACTGGTTTTACTAGGGAAAATCGTGACAATATCTTTTGATACACCACTAACGGCTCCTGTAGAGAAACGAGTATTACTATACAAAGCAATATCATCCCATGATCTACCTGTGCCGTAGTAATACGCTTGACCTAATTGCCAGCGCTTATAGTCTGTCGTGCGATTGTAATTTTCTAGGACAGTAGGAAAAACTATTGTCCCGTATTCCCCTGCTCCTGAAGTTTTATTAGGATATAAACCTTTAGCCTTAGATCTTAAACCACGAGTGATCGGCTGAAGACCAAAGCCACCACCTAAGGAAGCCGACCCCAGTCCTTTACCCACTTTTAGAACCTCTCAGCCATTGCAAAGTAAGAACTAGAGGTAGGAGAACCTTTTCTCATTCCTCTAGGAGCGTAAGGTCTGTCATCCTTATACTTTGGTCCACTAGTAATTAAACCTTTATCACTGGACTTGCTGCCATAACTAGGGGATCCACTCTTTAAATTACTTGGACGTTGGCTCGCCTGATTGCCACCAATAGTGATACCACTTCTTAACCTTGAAGTTTCATCATCTCTTTGAGCATCAATGTAACCTTGTAATTCACGTTGTAATTGCTGATAGTTTTTACCTTCTAGATTAGCTTTATCCTGCATCGTATGTGCATATAACTGCTGATATTCGGCTCTTTTATTGTCGTAAGACTGAGTTGGATTCTCTTTCGAGTAAGCACCTGAAGGATCATCTATCGGTGTAGAGTCGTCTCCCGGTCCAGACCAAGTTCCTGCTCCACCGGGGCCTGAGCCTGTAGGAGAGGTATCGCCTCCGCTATTGTCAGGGACACAACCCGTCCCGTTAGCATTAGCTTTTTGACCAGCCCCACAAACAATAGGATCAGGATTATCGGGAATACAACCTGTCCCTGCTGCGTTTAATTTTTGACCAGCGCCACAAGTGATATTAGTATTGATGCAATTACCATTAGCATCTTTTGTCTGCCCTGAAGGACAAGGACTGCTGTCAGGGACACACACACCTGCTGAATTACGACTTTGTGGTGGGTCTGAAGGACAAGGACTGTTGTCAGGAATACATGCACCAGAGGAATTTCTTGTCTGTCCTGAAGGACAAGGTGTCGTATTCGGTTGACAACTACCTGAAGAGTCTCTTGTTTGACCTTCAGGGCAAGGGGTTGGTTGAGTTCCACAACTTCTACTTGCGCCGTTCCAAGCTCCTCCAGAGCTCTTACATTGATACTCTGCGGAACGTTTAATGTTGGCTAGGACTTCCTCTCTTGTGGCGCCTCCTTTTAAATCGTCGCCCCAGTAGGTTCTCCCTTCTGCTCCTGCACTACGATCCAAGTGTTCGTTGTACATTTGCTGTATCCAACCTTCGTCCGTATTGGCAATCATATTTCTGACGTCGTCACGGCTGTCTCCACTTCTTAAGTGGTTAAGCCAATAATCCATTCCACTGATCTCTCCTGCCTCGTCATCCATCCGATGATCACCATCTCCTGAATCGTTGACTTCGCCTTTATAGCCGTAGTCACGTCCAAGGACATCAGTGTAAGTATCTTTAATCCAATCAGTAGCAACGTCTTCAAACTCACTGGAATGACGAACGGCTCTCGCTACATCCTCTTGGCTAGAACCTGTAGCTAGTGCTTTCATCCAATATTCTTTTCCACCAGTATCTAAGACACTATCAGTTACGTCTGCGTCAGGAGATTCAGTTCTGTCTAGATCAGATTTGTAAAGGTTCTCTAGGAAATTTAAATTATCGTCGACTTTTTGTCCTTCAGCACTAGCCTCTATGTGTCCTCGAACTTGGTCAAGCGTTTGTCTACCCGATTCAATTTCTTCTGTCCAATATTTACTTCCACCCTCGTCTGATCCACGATGCAATATTGATTTATATAAGTCTTCTACTTGTGCTTGTGTACTTTGAGAAGGTGAAGGTGAAGGTGAAGGTGAAGGTGAAGGCGAAGGTGAAGGAGAAGGAGCAGGGGAAGGTGCTGGAGCAGGTGCTGGAGCAGGTGCTGGAGCCGGAGCAGGAGACGGTGAAGCTGCTGCAACTGCTGCTGCTGCTTTTTGAAAACTAGAAGTATCTTTTACCCCAGGCGCAATATTTTTAGC